CGACCTCTTCCGCCACCTCCACGAGGCGGTCTGGTACGGAGTCAGCGCCGCGAACATCGTCTACGACCGCGACCCCCTGACGGGCGTCCGCGTCCGCGAGTGGTTCCCCTTCGCCTCCGACACCCTCGCCTTCGACCAGTACGGCAACGTCGCCATGCGGGTCGGCAGCGCCTACATCAACGAGCCAAGCGTCACCGACCTCGGGTTCGACTCCCTCGTCCACCTCTTTGACGAGAACGAGCGCCGCGCCCTCGTCCTGCACCGGGTCTTCACCGCCGCCCCCAACTTCATCGACCCGAACACCTCCGAGGCCGTCTACCGGGGCGTGGGCGCACGCGACGTCTGCTGGTACATCTGGCTCCTCAAGCAGGAAGTGCTCCAGAACGCTGCCGCCTACGCCGAGCGGTACGCCCTGGGCATCCGCGTCGGGTACTACCCCTCGGGTAACGACGCCGCCAAGAGCGAGATGCTCACGGTGCTCCAGAACCTCGTGAACGACAACAGCGTCGTCCTGCCCCGCACCGGGCCGAACGAGAGCCTCTACGACATCGACATCAAGGACGCCAACGCCGGCCGCGCCCAGATCTTCATGGAGATGGTGAACTGGCTTTCGGGCAAGCTCAAGGAGGCGATCCTCGGGCAGTCGCTCTCGAGCCAGGCCGGGTCCACGGGCCTCGGGTCGGGGGTCGCCGACCTCCACGCCGACACCCTCTCCCGCGTCATCCGCTACCACGCCGACGCACTCGCCGAGAGCTTCACCACCGACGTCCTGCGCGTGATCGCCGGGATGCTCGGCGCGACCGAGGAGGAGGCTCGGGCCGTCAAGTTCCAGTTCGCCCCCGAGCGCCCCAACGCCAAGGAGCGCCTCGAGGCCGTGCGGAGCTTCGTCGAGATGGGCGGCCGCGTGGCCGAGCGCGAGGTCCGCGACCTCCTCGGCCTGTCGGAGCCTGAGGACGGGGAGGCCATCCTCTCCACCTCGCAGGGCGCGCCCGCCGGCGGGGCGGCAGACAACCCCCTCGCCGCCCTCCTGGGCAAGGGCAACGAGCCCGACGAGGGCGAGGAACCCGCCCCCGAGGCACCCAAGGTCGTGAGCCTCCGCAAGCGCAAGCGATGAAGCGGGACGCGCTTGACAAGCACCTGCGCCGCGTCCTGCGCGAGGCGCAGCGGTCGTACCGCACGGCCCTCGCCGCCCAGGTGCGCGGCAACGACGACCCCGCCCTCTGGGACGCCTTCAGCGAGGCCGCCTCGGCCCTCCTGCTGGCCTCCTGGCTTGCCGGGGCGTCCGGGGCCGTCCGACGCGCCAAGATCCCCGCCGCCGCCCTCGAGGGCATCATCGACGGCAAGGAGCCGATGACCTTCGCCCAGCCCGCCCTGCGGCTCGACGGCTTCGGGGCCAAGTGGATGCGGCCCATCGCCAACTGGTTCCGCCGGCGCGTGCCCATCAGCCGCCAGGACTGGGAGGTGCTCATCGAGGCCGCCCGCCGCAGCGCCCGGGACGTCGGCGACCACGAGCGGCAGAACGCCCTCCCCGACCTCCGAAAGCGCAGCCCCGTCCTCGACGGCCTCCTGCGGGGCATCGTCAGCCGCCCCCAGAAGGGGGGGGTCACGACCGTCAAGCGCATCACGACCGACACGTTCTTCGTGACCGGGATGACCCCCGCCCAGACGGCCAAGACGCAGGAGCTGATCGCCCGCGTCATCGAGGAGCGACCGGGCAAGAGCACGGTGGGGAAGCTCATCAAGACCATGAACCTCGGGGACTTCGTGACGACCACGCAGGCGGTCACCGGGACCGACCTGACGGCGGCGCGCCTCGAGACGGTGCTTCGGACCAACACGAACCGGGCGGCCACCGAGGGCGCGGCCGAGGTGCTGCGCGACGAGACGGTGCAGGCGTTCGTCCCCCTGGTCGAGTACAGCGCGACGATGGACCGCCGCACCCGCGAGACGCACAAGGGCCTCGACGGCTACGTCGGCACCATGCAGGACTTCGACCGAATGGGGATCGCCCCGCCCTGCGGGTTCAACTGCCGCTGCGCGCTCATCCCGGTGTCGGCCGCCGAGGCGATTGACCGGGGCTTCACGCGCCCGAACGGGACGCTCGACTACGCCGCCATCCGCCGGCACAACGGGGCGCGGCAGAAGCTCATCGACGCCCGCCAGATGCCCGATCCGGGCTTCGTGAATGCGTGACTCGCCTTCGTGAACGGTAGGATGCCCGCGTGGCCGACGTCGACCTGACCCCCACCGCCGAGATGGCCCGGAACGCGGCGCGCGGCCTCGAGCTGCGCCGCAAGGAAAGGAACGTGATGAGCAAGAAGCGCAAGGCGATCATGGAGCGGCTGGGCATGGCGGCGATGAATGACCGCCCCGACGCGAAGGCGAAGATGGGGAAGGCGTCCGACGCGCTGAACTACATCAAGAACAGCATCGCCAGCGGCAAGACCGTGTATGTGACGGCAGGAAACCGGATCACGAAGGTGACTCCGAAGGCATACGAAAAGTGGGAGGCGTCCGGCAGGCCGCTGTTCAAACTCGGCGGCGACGGTGCGCTGCTCATGGCAAGCGGATCGTCCTATGTTCGGCTGACGATGGGCGATGACATGATGCTTGCAAGCATCACGGCGATGTCCCGCCCCGGCGCGAAGGCGAAGATGGCGATGACGCCCATCCATGTGACGGAAGCGGAGTACGCCGCGCTTGCCGCCCGCGATGCCGTCAGCCGAAAGATCCTTGGGGACTCGCGGTACCAGATCACCCCGTCCGACCGTGCCATCCGAGCTGCGGGCGATGCGGCGTACAAGACCGCGCTGGCCCGTCACAACGCTTGGGACAAGGCATGGCGCGATGCTCCCAACGATGCTGCGCGTGCGGAAGTCGAGGCACGGGCAAAGGCGGCGGAAGCCGGGATGCGCGTGTATCGAGGAAGCCGCTCCGGCGCGAAGGCGAAGTTTGCCGTGACCATCACCGGACGGCAGGGACGCCAGCCGGGAATCCCTGGCGGGTGGCTGACCGGAAGTTGGGACGGCGGGAAGTGGGCTGCGCTCGTTTTTGCGGAAGGATCAGAGGTGTATGGCTTGCCCGAGTTCCGCAACATCAGCAAGTTGTGGATCGCTGACACGAAGGGCAAGGAAATCGTGAACTATGACCGTGGCTGGGATGTCAAGCCTGCAACTCCAGAAGCGCGACAGGCGTTCATGGAAATCGGGCGAGTCGCATCGGCAGAGGCATCGAAAATGCCCGCCTCCCGCCCCGGCGCGAAGGCGAAGATGGGGCGAGCCGAGGAGCAAATGCTTGCCCGTCTTGAGAAAGAACTTCAAGAACTGGGGTATCGGCCATCCAATGAGCCGGGTCTTGCGGAGCGTATGAACGCCATTCGACGGGAAATCAAACTGCTCAAGCAATCCGTCCGCGCCTCCCGCCCCGGCGCGAAGGTGCGCGCAGCCTTGGCCGACGCCTGCTGGGAGGGCTACGAGGCCGTGGGAACCAAGCCCCAGGACGGCAAGACCGTCCCCAACTGCGTCCCCAAGATGAAGGCCGGCAGAGCGGAAGACCTCTACCGCAAGCTCTCAGGCGGCACCATCACCAACGCCAACGTCCGCGAGTGGGACCGCCTCGTCACCGAGGCCCTGCGGATGCCTGACTTCACGCCCCCGGGCGGCGACATGAGCCTGCACGAGATCGCCGAAGATCTCGGCGGCGAGATCATGGCCCTCAAGTCACGCGCCGCGAAGGCGCAGGCCGCCAAGGACACGATGGCTGCAGCGACCCCGCACAAGGTCACCGTGACAGACAAGGCCGGAACGGCGCGCACTTACATGGTTTCGGATCGCGTGCGCCGAAGCATTGAAGGAACCAAGAAACAGGCCGAAGCACGAGGAACCGCGCCCGCCTATGACGATGTCATCCGCCTCGGGATCAAGATGGGCGAGGTTGTAGAGGCATCCAAGGCCAAGGCCGAGAAGCCCGCCGAGGGCGACCTCGAGCGCGAGGACGTCAAGGCCGGACTCAAGCTCATGTCCGCATCCGACCCCGCAGTCAGCGACAAGATCCGTACCCTCATCGCAGAGGGCAAGCCGCAGGACCAGGCAGTCGCCATCGCGCTCGACATGAAGCGCCGAGGAGAACTCTGAAATGGCACAGGCATACATCTCGACCGCACAACCCGCCCTGCGGCGCATGACGGTCAACAACGTCGCGGCGTCCTACACCAACCCCGTCCCCACGAGCACCAAGCCCGCCACGGGCGTGGTCATGGACATGGCCCTGAACCAGGGCTACGCGCAGCCCAGCCTGCTCAAGGCGCTTCCCTGGGGCGCGCTCGACAACGGCACCGCGTGGACGACCGCCACCACCACGACGCAGGTCCGCATCGTGGGATGGCAGTCCTACCGCAACGTCGCGGCCTTGGCCACGTGGTGGTTCCCCACCATCCTCGCGCAGTACGCCCTGCTCTTCCCGACGACGAACAACGGCTACAGCGTCGACGGCACCACGGACGTCTTCGTCTTCGGCAGCGCCAACGCCATCACCTCAGCCCCGGCATACCCCGCCCCGAACGTGTACAGCACCAACGGCACGGCGGCGGGCGCGATCACGACCTCGAGCAGCCTGCTTGTCGACCTTGCCGGGTCGCAGCTCGTGACGGCCGACTTCATCGCGCCTGCGCCGACCGCGCCGCGCACGGTGAACATGGGCCTCTTCTGGTACGCCATCTGAGATGCAGCGCAGCGCGCGAATGTCCCGTCCCGGCCTGACCGGATCGAGCCGGCAGTCGCTCATCTTCGGGCGAGCGGGCGGCATCGTGCTCGAGGCCGTGCCCGACACGACCACGAGCACCAACCTGCGCTGGACGGACGGCGACCTCAAGGAGGACGGGTTCAAGATCGAGCGGTCGACGGACGGGGTGACATTCACCCAGATCACGACCGTGGGCTCGGGCACCTTCCAGTACAACGACACCGGGCTCACCGAGAGCACCGAGTACTACTACCGGGTGCGCGAGTACCTCGGCAGCGACGACGGCCCGTATAGCAACGTGGCCTCGACCTGGACGGTGCCCGACACCCCGACGAGCCTCACCGCGACGGCGGTGTCCTCGAGCCAGATCGACCTCGCCTGGACGGACGTGTCGACGGGCAACACGGGCTACGTCATCGAGCGCCGTTCCCCGGCCGGGAGCGGCACCTACGTGCAGGTCGCCACGGCAGGCGCGACGGCGACGAGCTACAGCGACACCCTGCTGACGGCCTCGACGCAGTACGAGTACCGCGTGGCGGCGAGCAACCCCGCCGGCATCAGCGCCTACAGCAACGCGGCCAACGCGACCACGCAGTCGGCCATCATCCCCAACGCCCCGACCGGGGTCAGCGCGAGCGCCAGCACCACGGCGGTGGCGGTCACGATCACTTGGACGGACGCGTCGAGCGATGAGGATGGCTTCTACGTCTACCGCAACACGTCGAACACCACGACGGGCGCCACGCTCCTGAATGCCCCGCTCGCGGGCATCCAGACCTATACGGACAACGCGACGAACAACCCGTCCGCGCCCCCGGCCATCGGCACGACGTACTACTACTGGGTGAGCGCCTACAACGGCGCTGGAGAGAGCGCCAAGACGGCCGCCAGCCAGAACGCGACGGGCGGGGTCACGACCCTCAACGTCCCGGCCGCGCCGACCTCGCTCACGGCGACCGCCACGAGCACGACGCAGATCGACCTTTCGTGGACCGACAACGCCACGAACGAGACCGGGTACACGGTCGAGCGCCGCAGCCCCGCCGGCAGCGGGTCGTACTCGACGGTCACCACCCTGTCGGCCGGGGCGAACTCGTTCAGCAACACGGGCCTGACCGAGAGCACGCAGTACGAGTACCGGGTCTACGCGACGAATGCGGCAGGCAACAGCGCCACCAGCAACGCGGCGAGCAAGTACACGATCCCCGCGACCCCCACGGGCCTGACGGCGACGGCAGTGTCCTCGTCGCAGATCAACCTCGCCTGGACGGACGTATCGACCGGGAACACGGGCCAGCGCATCGAGCGGCGAAGCCCGAGCGGCAGCGGGTCGTACTCGACTCTGACGACCGTCAGCGCGACGGCCACGACGTACAGCGACACGGGGCTGACGGCTTCGACCTCGTACGAGTACCGCATCGTGGCGACGAACCCGGACTACGACTCGTCGCCGTCTACGGCGGCGAATGCGACCACGCAGAGCGGTGCGCTGTCACCCTCCTGGTCCCTCGACTTCAGCAGCGGCTCCTTCAGCGGCGCGACGCTCACCCGCGCCAGCAGCGGCACGTACGTGGACTCCTCGGGCTACGTCGCGTCGGCGGCCACGGATGTCGCCCGCCTCACCCACGACAGCAGCGGCAGCCGGCTCGGGCTGCTGGTGGAGGAGCAGAGGGTGAACACGTCCCAGTTCTCCGAAGATCCGTCAAACGCTTACTACACGAAGACAAACTCGTCCATCGACAACAACGGCGGCGCGTTCTGGGCATCCCCTGCAAACACGTCCGATGCCGTGCTGCTGGCACAGAACACAACTACCGGAGTCCATTCAATCAGCCGAGCCTTCAGCGGGACCGACGGCTGCTTCAGCGTGTTCCTCAAGAAGCAGACCACCAGCGGCGTCGGTCGGTATGCGACGCTGATCTTCCGCAGAGCCAGCACCGACTACTACCACGCGACATTCGACCTTGACCAAGGCACCGTCACGCAGTCGGCCGTCGTGGGAAGCAACGTGACGTCCACCGACCGCGGCATCGAGGCATACGCAAACGGGTGGTATCGGTGCTGGGTGCGGGGAACGCAGGCCAGCGCCACGCAGGCATTCCACGTCGCCCTGGCGACCACCGGGACGCCGACGATGACCAACAACGGCGAGTCGTTCACCGGGGCGAACACGACAGCCGGGGTCTACATCTGGGGTCTGATGCGCGAGGCAAACAACACGGCTCCGACCTCCTACATTGAGACGCCGTCAAGCGCCTCCGTCACCCGCAGCGCCGACCTCGCGCACGTCTTGGATTCCGCCATCACTTCGTGGGGTGACCCCGGTGCCCTCGTCATCCACTTCTACCCGCCTGGTCAGGCCGGGACGCTGCTCTCCACGGATGACGTGGCAAACGAGCAACTCGGCATTCAGGCAAGCACCACCACGGCGGCGCGGGCGTTCTGGTCATCGGGCAGCACCGCCACGGGCACCATCGGGACCGGGGTGCAGAAGGCCGTCCACTACTGGAACGGCACGGCATCGTCGTTCTGCATCAACGGCGGCACGGTGCAGACCGGGACGAACAACATCACGACCTTCGGCAACATCGACTACGTGACCTTCGGAGCTGAGGCAACGAGCTCAACCACCGGGTATTCGCAGTACGCAAACTGCATCATTCGGTACATCGCCTTCTATTCCGGGACGCTTTCATCAAGCGACTTGCAGACGATCACCACGTGACTACCTTTCACGACTACTGGCTCAAGGGCGAGGACGAGGCGCACGTCCACGAAGCGATGGCGGCGGCGGGCCTCGGCCTGCTGCCAGCCGAGGAGTCGTCCTACGACCCCATCGGCACGATCTGGGTGCCGGGACCGGACGTGGACCCGGACGGCAACCCCATCCCCGTGCCGCTCCCCGGCTGGCACGCCAACCTGCGACTGCGCGACAAGATGACCTTCCCGCAGCGTTCGGCCCTGGAAAGCATCCTCATCCCACAGCCCCAGCACCCCGTCCGGGTCTGGGCAGGAGCAGACGAATGACCCCCACATCCCACCCCATCGTCGAGGCCGGCGACAAGGTCGTCATCAAGGGCGTCGAGCTCTTCATGGCCTTCGACCCCGCCATTGATGACGCCAAGGCCGACCCCGAGCTCAAGCGCTTCGACAACGAGCGCCTCCGCAAGATCGTCGGTGCCACGGGCAAGCACATGAGCCGGGGCTCCTTCCCCCGGGTCGTCGTCATGCACGAGAAGGACGGCAAGGAGCCGAAGTCCAGCGTCGGCCGGATTCCGACGATCCGATACGAGGAACGGGATGGCGTGGGGTACATTGTGGGCG